CCAGAAGGTAACATTATAGATGCAAATGCACCAAGACCATCACAAGAAAGATTAAAAGCGGTATTAAATTCCTTATCCATTTAAAATTATAATCCAAAAAACGAAATGTACATAAATTAAAAACGAAATGTACATTTATTCACGTTATCAGACTGATACAAAAATAGCGTTTAAAACCGATTTAAACGCTATTTAAGTTAATAATTGCCCTTTGATGAATATTGCTCTATCATCAATAAATCAGGCTTAAACACATCTTTTATATCCATTGAAGGTTCAAAAGTAGACAAACTTTCTTTTTGTGGTTTACGGATAATAATACCTTCAGGTATATCATCAAGAGCCTTATTCATTAACTCAATACCTAAAGGCTGTAAATCATCACGCCATAGCCTAGCAGTAGCCTCTTTGAGTTTCATACTAAAATATTTGGGCTCAACAAAAACAAAATCTTGATAGGCAACATCGCCACGATCTATTCCAGAGTTCAGCCAGAACACCGTACCGCCTGTAATAATATCTTTCATCTTAATAGCCCACTGTATAGCACTACGACCACGATGTACTGGCAACAAACTTGGATGGTAACCAATCCAACCCAAACGCGCCTTATATCGTGTGCGCTTGCCCACATAATCAAATGAGTGAGCCGTAATACCTAGATCAACATTATCAGGGAATGTATCACCGTTTAACATTCCTGCAGGAATAATTGGTATTTCATTAATTTGTGCCAAACGTTTGATATATTTATCATCAATAGGGCAGCAAACACCCACAACGTTAATTTCTTTCTTTAAGCATAAAGCTAGTATTTCTTCAGCAAAATACTTTTGACCGCTTATAAATACGTTAAATTTTTTCTTCATTGTTTCCTAAATATTTAAAGGCTTGAACTGCTCTAAAATGACCGCCATAACCACAACCAGTAATCCCTCCTTTTTTTCCTGTTTTTTGAATACTTTTTATACTTCTAATTTTATTTGCACCATACAATTTAGCACCAGTCTGCACCCATTTATTCGAGTGCCTTAAATAATTTGCAAGCTGTGGATGGCTAGTGTGGAAAAACGTATGTAATTTACGCTCCTTACGACCTTTACCGTCCAAATGGTGCTGCATAACATAATTTAAAAAAGCAGTTCCTACACCTGCGCCTTGCCACTCAGGCATAACAACTAAACGTGAAGCTCTGTAAGCATTCGCTGTAAATAGCGGCATAACTCCCAAATGACAAACTAATTCGCCGTCAACGGTTCCAACAAAGTACTCAGCACACGGCGGATGTCCTAAATCTAAATAATAATGCGGTTTAAATAACTTCCAGTAACTTCCGTTTGTCTTGTGAATGTCAAGCTTGATATCTGGTCGCTTGGCAATTTCGTTTTTTTTTTTAATACACCAGTATCTGTGTTGTAAACCCAATCAGGCTGTAGCCACTCAATAATATCATAGTGTGGGCTTAATAAAACAACACGTTTACCTTTATTTCTTCGCCAACCTTTTGCAAAAGCTAAAGCGCCAATTTTAGCAATTTGCCTATCAACCACACTTGTAAATTCATCAACTACAACTTCATCAGGCGCATCAACAATAAGCCGTGCCATTCCTGCCCTAAACTGCTGACCATTTGATAACGACTTAAAAGGTCGTAACCAACTAGGAACGTCACCCAATCCAACGCTAGCTAAAGAGCCTGTTACTTTGTTAAAATCTCCGTTAGGCGCAATACAGTCAACTATTGGCTTATTATCATCCCAACCGTCATAGGCGTTATAAATTTTATTATCATCAAAAAATAACTTACCAAGTGATGTTTTACCAGAACCACTAGAGCCAACTATCAACCCAATTTGCCAACCATCTTCATCAATTGGCAATTCTGCTGTATGTTGCCAAGTGGATCCACTTTCTGCATTAAACAAGCTTTTTACTCTTTGAGCACGATAGCTTTTAAAATCTGTTGTACTATGTTTTACTTCAATTTTCTTCATTATACTGTTACTATTTTTAATTTTAACCCTTTTTTATTTAGGGCGTTAAACATTTTAATTTGTTGTTTTTCATTTTCTAAAATCACAATAACTCCATATTGCTGTTTATAGTTAAATTTCTTTGTTGCCATATTATTTATTTATATTTTTGTTGCTCTCAAGGTAAATAATAAACAAAGCAAAGCCCAATTAGAAGACTTATGTCCTCCAACTGGGCTTTGATGCTAAATTTATTATTACCTTGAGAAGTATTTTAAATGTTGGAGGACTTTTTAATTCTGCCTCCAAAAGAATTATTATTTATTCATCATATTCAATAGATTTTATTGAGTGATTTTTATCTAGCCTACTTAAACCTAAATTTACCAATCTACCAAACCAAGTAAGTGTTTGGTTTAGCTGATTTTTTCCCATAACGCCACTAATTGTTTCATCAGGGTTGCCAAACATATTAATGCTGATATTTTTAATTAAAATATCGTTTAAAACATGTTGTAATAATACATTTAACGTTTGATCTAAGCTAATAGCTAGACTCCATAGATACCACCATAAATTAGACTCACCATTTGCCTTACCTATTATAATTGCCATTATTCCATACATTATCGCATAAACAAACAGCCATTTCAGAGAATAAATAGCTATTAATAACACAATTACTGGTTTCAGCCATTTCCAAATAAATCTAAAAATATTTTTCATTATTTTTTATAGTTATTAGAATGGTAATTATTAATATGTAGCTTTATTTCATCAATCCAATCTTGTATTATTGTATTATCATCAGTTAAATTTTGCATCAAGTAATTTGTAGTTGCCCAATCTCCTGATTTAACTTTGTCCATATAAGGCTTAATTATGGACTCAAGCTGAAAAGCAATTGATATGATTAAATTACCAGTATTTACGGCTAATGCTATCTTAGCTTGTATCAAGTCATAATATGCATTGCCATCAAATTTGTACGTTTGATATACTTCTAAAGTAAGAAGCAGTGCGTTATCTCGTTGCTTTAAATCAATTTCAGACTGACTAGCAGTTTCTTCCCAATCATTTAATTCTTCATTCCAAACAGATTTAATCCCTGTTGGCTCCTTGTCTGTCCATTCAGCAGTTAACTCTTTATGCTTTAAAATGGATTTCGTTAATTTAGTTTCTTTATTAAATATTGTTTTATACATACTATACAAATTTTAAATTTATTAGTCCTGGTTGCCCTCTAAATGAGGTTGTTTTATAAAGCATATAATTTACATGGTAACCATCATCAGGTATAATAGGACTATTTAATATTATTTCTTTTGTAATTGTTGTGTTAGACAACGTGCCTATATTAACAATTCCATCGTATAGTATTAAATAATCACTAATAATACTATAAGAATCGCCATCTGTGTATTTTTTTGCGAAAACTACTAGTCTAATATCTGATAATGTACCTTGTGCTAAAGAGATAATAAAATCTATTTTTGTCAATTTCCTGCCTTTATCTATTACCTGTAAACCTGCTGGTATATTTGCAGCATATTTAGTTTCTAAAATGGTTGATAAGCTTGAAGAATTAGGATATAAACCACCGCTCTGGTTAGATGTAGAATGATGTCCTATCATCCATACATCATTATTTGAAAAACTAGATCCAAAATAAAATTGATTTGAAATTATTTGTGCTGCTGAACCTAACGATATTGTATCTAAATATTCCTTAGTAACAATTGCCTTACCACCTCTAGCAGCAATCAACGCAGCTGTTGAATTAGGCAACTCAGCAGTTCCATTAATGTTAAGTAATAATTGTAATTTATTATCAATATCCGTAGAGCCTATATAAAATGACTCATTATGAATAGTATTTATAGTTGCACCAGATGCATCGTCAGAACTCACATTGAAAGTTCCGAACACATCAAGCGTAGCTTGTGGGTCACTTGTTCCAAATCCAGTTCTTCTGTATTCTGTGTAAATATCAAGAGTATTTAAAGCCTCTTTAAATTTACCTGCCAATAGTAAATCATCAAATATGTTTTGATGCGCATTTGGGTCTGAATGGTGATGCTCTAAAGTAGCTCTATCCGCCTTATCATCTAACAAATCTTGCAAATTTTCAATTTTAGCAGCTGGTATTTCTTCTGACTTATGCCAAAAGCTGTCAAACAAAGCCCAAAATTGAGTTTGTGTTGGTATTTTTCCAGTTTTAAACCAGTTTTTTATTGTGCTTAATAGTGTCATAATATTTGATTAATTTATGCAATGAATTCAATAAACAATACAGTTCTATAAGGCGGTAAATTATTATGTGAATGACCACCTCCTGCATTATTAATATTTAAAGTATGAGAATGCCCACCTCCTGTTGACGTTGTTTTGTTAATATTTGGTTGGTATTTATTATTACCCCCATCATAACCTGGACCACCGTCACTCCCTGTAGCATATTCTGAGAAAAACAAAGTATGACTGTGATTACCAGCTGACACAGCATTACCTGTGTGGTTATGTGCTGGTAGTTGGTTTTCTGACAAAGTTTCCGTTTTAGAGCCACCCTGATAACCAATAGTATCGAATTCTGACTGTAATGTGTCTAAACCTACTGGCATGCGACCACGCCAATCTGTTACTTCCTGCCAACCTTCTGGTATATCACTAACTGGTTTATTCCAAAAAACCATTGCGCCGCCAGTTTGAAATACGGCAGTTTTTTTATCTAAACTATTCAACCGTTCAGAAATTGATAATAAATCAAGAGGTCGTTTAAAGTCCGCCCAATCAATAGCATCAATCCCAGTTCCGAATTCTGCAAATCTGTTTTTAAAAATAATTTTAACATCTCCATTTTGAAACTCTTTCGTTTCAGCTGTCTCTCGAATTAAAAAAGTAGATTGCTCAATGCCTCCTACAAATTTTAAAAATTCGCCATTGTAAAAAATAGTTCCATCACTAACTGTAGAACCAGTTGTGATGCAACCTTTAACAATAGCTTTATCACCAATTATATGACCTATGTCATTAAAATTGGAATAATCATCCTGCATGTAATTTAAAATATCTAATTCCAACGGAAAACCGCCAGTTTGCATAAATTCTATATTATTCATATTTCTTCAATTTTGAATCTTTTAACTCCTTCTTTATAGTAATTAACCAGAGCAATTAACTCATAGTTGTTATCGTCTAATAATTCGGCAGGCACATATATAATAAAATCAACACCAGTATCATCATAATCAGAGGCAGGATGTAAATATATTTTACCCAAATATTGCGGTTTTTGTTCCGCAGGCGTATATATATAATCTCTTTTATATTTTGCGCCATCACCTATGTAAATTCGCCTTAAACTCTGGTCGAACATATCATTTAATACTTTACGTAAATAACAAACTTGCCCTGTGTGAGCAATTTTATATAAGTTATCTAAACGCAATTGATACCACTCATTATATAACTTATTAATGGGCGATACCATTACAGTTAAATAGTCAATCATTACTCTTTTTCGCAAAAAAGTAGGTAGTAATTGAATTACTAATATGTTATATTTTATCTTATACCACATAAGTTATTTCATCAAAGTTTAATATCTGATAATAACCAGATACAGGTATCGTTTTAACATCAAATTGCTGCGGAATTTCGTAGCCGTTTGTGACAGGGTCAATCCATGCACTTCTTGCTTGGACTAAATGAGGTATTTTTACACCTTGAACATTTTGTAATTTATCAATTAAATGCGCTAATATTAATTCGCCATTAAAAGGCAGATCTTTTAAAAATTGGTTAATTGCTATTTCTACTGGTTTTTCTCCTGTCAAAATCGACATACCAGTAGAATCAATTACTAATGGATCTCTATAAATTCGCACATTCAAAAATAAATGATCTGGCAAATAATTAATTATAGTAATGTCAGAACCTGCATATTTTATCTCATTAAAATAAGCAGTAATACTGTCATATTGTTCGGTTAATATAGGCGATAAAGTATTATTTATTTCGCCTGCAATTTTTACAATTATTACTCCGTTTGCACCTCCTTCATTAACAGCAGCATATTTAATTATTTTACTGGTAGTTATTTGTTCAGCCGTTGCATTAGTATTATTAAATTTGTCACTATCATCTAATAGATCAAATCCATATTGAAATTTCAAAGCCGCAGTTCTATACCATGACAATGTGCCGCTTTTTTGATTTCCTATTGCAGTTGTCAACTCTGACTTATGCGTATCAAATAACTTTTCAATAGTCCAAATAGATACAGCAACTATATACAACAATAACCGCCAAATAGCAACCTTAGAGGTACTATCCAAAGTATCTAAACTGGGCATTGCAGATTTCCGCTGCAACATTTCATCATATATAATCTCAATTGTTCTTGCCATTATTATCCTATTCTAAAATTTGTTCCTATTATCATATAGCCTATTCCTACATTTTCAGACAATTCACTTATTTGTGAATTATCAGTAGCAGGTTTTATTTGATTTTTTTTATAAAAGTTGAAAATTTCAACATCTTTAGTTGTATTAATTAAACTTATCTGTTTACCTACTTCAGTAGCATCCGTAATACTTAAACTATTGGATAAAGCCAAATCAAAAACAGCAGCAACCGTTCCATATTCCTGTATTGCTATATCAAGCAAATTTTGATTATTTAATAGTATTACCTTATTCATCTACACCTAATTTTTCATAAACTTTTTTATTGATTATTTTTAATAAAATTTTGGCGAATTTAAAATCTAAAACGTCTAAATTTTCTAACAAACTCACTAATAATTGCCAAATAATAACAAACAAAACAATCCAATAAAGCCATATAAATGGGTCTATTTCATAGCCTGCAATTTCTGGAAATTGCGACTCTTTTTGAAACGTGTTTGGGATATAAATTAATAACGAATAGACCATTACTTTTAATAGCATTCTACCAAGTTTGCGACTTTCATGCTTTTCTCCTTTTTTATAAGATGCAGCAACACCAGTAATCCATTCACATATAATTAACACTACATAAGAAATTAAAAATTTATGATTAAAACCAAAAGCCTCTTCAATAAATGTAGTGATTGCCGCTAAAACACTAGCCGTTTTAGTTGTGTTTAAGGCTATATAGCCAAAAGTGCTAATTTTAAAATCAAGCCAATTTTTAAAGCCAAATCCTTGCAAAATAAAATTTAATGTTTTCATTATAATATTGGTAAATTAGTTATTGTTCCACCATTGCTTGTTACACCTGTTACTGTACCTATCACATCAGCCAGAGCTTCAGCAATGGCATCAACATTGCTTTGCGTTTTTGGATTGCTTAAAGCTTGAATAAATCCTACTTTTAATGCACTTTTATATGCTGCTTTTTGTAATGCCATAATTTATTTTAATATCTTGTTTAAACGTTGTTTAATTGCTATTGTAACTTTTTGTTTTATTATAGTTATCACAGGTACATTTGGAGTTACTCCAATTGACACTACTATTTTACTAACTTCATCACAAAGCTTCCCTACCTCTTTTAATGTATCATCTATAACTTCTTTTAAACTTTCTCCATCTCTGTTAATCTCATAACCATCTGTATCAATCAAAAAGTTTGTCTTTTTTATTTTGCCAATCAAGCTTTCTACCTCAGAAAATTTAGACACAAATAATTCATTTTCTATATTATTAATTATTGTTACTAAGACCCAACTTCCAACTTTAGGAAACAAAACAATAGAATCCTCTTCATTATCAACAATTGCAGTTAAACGTACATCATCATATTCAATCTCATGAGTATCTATAACAGTAATAGTATTATCAGCCTTATCAACCGCAATAACTTTAGCAGGAAATGTTTGCACAATATTTTCTGTTAAACTCTTAAATTGATTCTGTATTTCTTGGTCTAAACTCATGCGCTTATCTTTCTTCCCAATGTTACTATTCGCCTTGCTCCTTTTGTTCCAAATAATATCACAACTTTTGGAATAAAATACTTCCCTTTTCTCTCTGGGTATCGTTCATCAATAACATTTGCTGTCATACTTCTATCGGCAAAAGGAATTAAAAAACTAATCACATTACCTGTATATCCGTCATATTTTTGCTCTAATAATTTACTTTTAGCAAATTTTTCTAAGCCTTTTTTATCCTGTATTTGATGTGTTTGCCAAGTTTGTAATGCGCCATCCTTATCTCCAACTTCTACTTCTACATAAGTATTGTTAGATTTCCATCCTTTTGCTTTAATCTTAATTTTAATTTCATCAGCCGTTTTAAATTCTAAATTGTTTTTGATAATATTATAATATAAATCATAAACAACCTCTTTACCAACACCTTCTGTTTGTCGTAAACCTGCAAAAAGATTATTATCATCATCTAAAAAGATACTTAAGCCATATTCCTGTTTTATTTTTTGGAGTGCCTGAGCTCCATTAATATTTTTGAGCAAAAACTTATGAAACTTAACTTCTGGTATATTACCAGAAATAGCAACGCCAGTTTCTGACACTATATAATCTAAAACAGATTTTAGATTTGTCTTTTTAAAGTTTTTGTTACAGCTTTTTTGCCGAATTTTCCAAACACTGTCTTCACAAATAATTTCAACAGGTGTCGTTGGTTTAACCTTAGTTACAAAGCCTTTAAATTCAGTTCTTTTGAAATTATTTTTATACGCCAATGTTATACTTACAACATCTCCAACCTTAATTTCTTTTTCTGTTTGTTGGCTTTCATCAGAGCCTTTTAAAACAAATTTTGCAGGTAATTTAATAACTGCTGTATCACTTAGTAAATCTACCGAACGAGTAATTTTAACATCTACCACTTGGTCAAATGTTAAATTACCTATTTCAATATTACATTTTAATACAAACATTATAAATCGTTCAAGTTTTTGTTTTTCAGTTCCGCATAAAAACCTGTGTCACTAATTAATTTAATGTTATAAAATTGTGCACCTTGTATTCCTTGCATGTCGGCATAACTAGCCGATTCCACCACAACATTATAAATTCCGAAAATTTGAAGTATGTCATTTTCAATTTTAATAGCTTCATCTACTTCAGATATTTTTTTAATCAACTCAACCTGTTCCGTTGGAAAAGAATTAGAATTATCTTGCTTAATGCAAATTCCTTTTATGTCAATATAATAATCATCTGCGGATATAAACTCTTTAACAGTTCCACGTCTCTTACCTCCAGCGGTTACTGTTTTCACAATATTATTTCTAAAACTCCAAGATATTAATGGCTCATTAGGTAATCTAACCTTACCTATATCTGGAAGTGTCAAATACACATCCATAAAAAAAGGTAAACCGCTATTATTTGTCACATCACTTTTACCAATATCATTAATATCAATATCATTATTTATTATTTTTTCCTTAAGAAACTCAGGATAAGGCAAACCAATATAATGATTGGTTATAAGTTTACGTAAATCAAATTTTGTTAATGACATAATTTAAGCTATTGATCCTTGTAGTTGATTTGCACTATTTAGTACTCTTAAAAGCATTTCAATTAATTTACTACTTCCTTCATCTAAGGCATCTTCGTAATTAACTGTATGGATTTCCGTTTTGTCTTGTAATTTTTGCAAATTAACAGTAATGTGTGATATTCTTTTACCACCTCCTGTTATGCCGCCAATACCACCTTTTGTTTTTGTAGCATCAGCACCAGATGCTGCTGAGCCATCTGTGTTTTTAACAAATTTATCTACAACATCTGTTTGGTAGTTCCCTATTTTTGTTTTTTCGCCAGAAGCATTTTTAAATTTACTTTTTAAGGCATTAAAATCTTTTGCTATTTTAGCGTAATCTGCAACAATACCAAACTTACCTAGAGCCTCTTTTGTATTAGTGCCACGTTGTTTGCTATCGTTTTTATATTTATTTAATTTATTGTTCCAAGCTTCATTTTCGGACGCTAATTTTTTTGAGGCACTAGTAACAACAGATTCGTTTGCTTTTGACCAAGCCTCTTTAAATTTACCACCTAAAGCTAATTTTAAGGCAGCACCCATATTTTTAAAAATGCCTACAATTCTTTGAACTATATTTTTAGCCTTATAATAAACGGCATTAAAGCCATGTTTTATATCCTCAATGGTAATATTAAAATCTGCTTTAATTTGCGATACAGTTAAGCTAAAAACACTTTTTATTGCAATCCAACTTTTACCCCAACCAGTAGTGTATTTAGTTGCTAAACCTATCATACCCATTAATACAACAATACCAGTAATCATTATACTTACAGGATTAGCCATCATTGCTAAATTTACAAGCCACATTGCAGATTTAAACGCAAACAAACCATAAACAATTTGTTTAGTAGTTGATGATAAACTTACAAACCAATCAATAGCAGATGCTATACCTGTTGTAACTAAATCTAAACCAAAAGCAATTCCAGTAAATGCAACATTTAACCAAGCGACGGATGGGTTTAAATCATTATCAATAGTACCACCAAGTGTGTAAATATCTTTTGCTAATTTCTTAAACGGAGCAACAACACTTATTATCGTATCTCCTAAATAACTAAAATATGCAGATATATTATTAAGGTTTCTAGTTAAAAAATCAATACCTGTATTAAGCAGTTCAATAACATTAACCATAACACCACTACTGCTTTTACCTGTTTGATTTAAAAAATTATCCCATTTATCTTTTAAGTTAGAAATTCGACCTCCTAATGTTTTACTAATAACTTCCATACTACCAGCAACACCAGTCATATTTCCATATTCTATGATAGCTTTACGCAAACTTGCAGCATTATTATTTACTGTTTTTGTCACTCCTTTAAACGAAAAAGTAATTTTATCTCCAGCTTTACTGGCTTTGATACCAAACTCTTTTAATCGCTCAAATTCGGAGGTTTCAGCATCTAAAATAGCCTCAGTAAGTTGACCAAACGATTTACCTTGTGATGAAGCTAAATCTCCCAGAGAGGTCATTTGTTTTGCAGTTGGTACAAAACCACGATTTACCAATTTAACATAAGCCCCTGTCAATTCATTTAATTGAAACGGTGTTTTTTCTGCAAAATCTTTTATAAAATTCATTGCTGTTTGCCCAGCAGTTGCAGATTGAAATGTATTTGATAATACAGCTTCGTATTTTTCAAATTCGGAACGAATATTAACAACACTATTTAAAAACCCAGTTAATGATCCTACAATAAAAACACCAGCCAAAACCCTGCCTAATTTTAAAAATGCACCAGCCATTCGTTTACCTTCTTTACGTGAGCGTTTCATACGTCTAATCATACCTTTTAAACGGCTACTAGTAATACCAGCTCTGTTTGCAACATTACGCAAACTTTTACTAGCTCTATCCTTGATTTTTATGACATATTTGTACGCTTTCATTTTTTTTCTTTTGCCTCTTCGGTTCTAATAAAATGTAAATTCATTATTAATCTTGCCCACTTTTTATCAGATAATTTTTCTGGATTTATTATATTTAGATAAACACATAATGCAGCATCTATTTCTCGTATGTTGAAATTTGCAGCTAATTTAATAGCCTTTGCATCGGAGGTGTCAACAATTGCCTCCTTTAAAGCTTTTTTACTATTGTAACTTTTTGTTTCTGTAGTTTTTCTATAGCTTTGTATAGCGGAAATCTAAACTCAGCATCTTTTTTATCATTAAATTCTTTATCTGATTTAATTTTAATCAAATCAAATAATTTTTCACTAGTAACAAATGGTTTGTTTGCAGGATTTTTACGTTCAGAAATATCTAAAAATTGACGACTTATTGGTTTTACCGTACAACTTTTACCATTTATTGTTATTTTGTAGCAATCTTTTAGTTTAGTTATTTCAGCATCATTATATTCAAATAAGATTGTTAGTTTCTCTTTTGCTGATAAAAAATAATTATCATCTGTTTTTATTTCTTCATCTCCGTATATCCAACATGAATTTAACAAACTTAAAGCAAATTCATTTTCGCCTTCATCTTGCAAAATTGTAAACGCTTTCTTCCAATTCAACATGGTTGGTTTTTTTAAATAACATACCTTATCTTCTAAAAATAAACTATATACATCTATAAACTCTTTTTTCCATGCTTCTATTTGTTCTAAGGTTGCTTCTTTCATCTTATTGGTGTATTTTAATGTCTGTAAATATTATAGGTAACTCAACTTTCATGTGTGTATCTCCTTGTGCCATTGCTTCAGTAACATCTGTAATTTGCACTCCTTTTAATGTTTTAATAACCTGATCTGTACTATCTTTTGGTATATAAGCAATTGTGATGTCAAACTCTAAGTTTAAAATTTCGCCATCTGGGGCTGATTTTTCCATCGCTATTAACTCCGATTGCCAAATGGTAATTTTACCTTCAAATTCAAAATTACCTGTCAAAACTTTATGCGGCTTATTGCCTCTACCGTAGAGTAATTCTTTTGTTGCTTTTTTTGAATAACTAACCTCTGTTATTCCATCTAATATTTTTCCGCCAATTGCAGCCGTAATATCTTTCCACGAAAATTGACTTGTATCTAGTCCCATAATTCTATTGGTTTAAATCTGTTGTAAATTGTAAATTTATTTTAATGTATTCTGAGTATGCTACTGGCAATATCTGTAAATCCACTTTTAATTCGCCTGTAGATAATACTTGCTGATTTGCATCTATGTAAGATTTTACACCTGATATTTGCCCTTTAGCAGTCATTTGTTGGTTAATCGTATTTTCAATTTTCCCTTCCCAAGCTTTTATTAATGCAGGGTGTATTTGTCCATTAGTATTAATTGGTATTTCTTCTAGCACTTCATCTAAAAAGGTTAAATAAGCTAGTATTTGTGCTTTGTCAATTACCCAACCATTATTCATTTTCTTATAATCATCTGTTGGAGCTGTTAAGCTTAGGGTATGGCTTACAAAATAACCTGCTTTACCAGTAAACGATTTGTAAAACATGTAACCTTTATCGTGGATTGCATCCCAACCTGCTTCTGATAATTCTACATCAGCACCATTTGTTAAATAAGCATTTAAATCTATGATTGCACCATCTCTTACAACGCCTAAATTCCTTTGAATGGATACAGATGCTTTTCTACCTATAAACAAACCAATACTTGCATTTTTAGAGCCATTATCATTTCCTATTAAAATTCCTACTCTATTTTTATTATTGATAGAGTAATCTTTTAAATCTACAATAGTTCCTGAATAATCTTTACCATCAATTATTACTCTAAATGGTCTATTTCGCAAAGCAAAACTTTCTGCCATTGTTTGTGCTTTAACTACAGCCTTATGTACATCTGTATCTAATCCATCAACTGTTACTATTGTACCAGTAGATTTACGAGACAATGCCAATGTGCGCACCCTACCTTTTGAGGTTGCAATTACTTTTGATCCAAAATCCTTTGTTTCATCAGCCATATCTTCCATAGTAGTGGCTTGTACCACTATCATAAACCATAATTCTGCACCTGTTTTAGCAATACTATAAAAATCTTTTATTTGTTGCCAAGCAAAAGAGTTAGTATTACTTTCTGTAATTCCTAAATTTTCGGCTTCAATTAAACTAAAAATTTGGTACACTTTATTTGCAGTTACATTATTTGCACCTGTTATTGTTGCTCCAGTAATTACCAAACCAATAACACCATCATCCGTTTGTACCGTTTGTTTTAAACCACCATTCCCTAAACCTATTGTTACTTTTGGTAATCCCATTTTTTTGTTTTTTTAAATTATGTTTTGTTTCTGTACTAGACTTGAACCAGTATGTATGCCTTTCAGATATTTTTGAATAAAAAGTCAAGATTTAATACATCTTGACTTTTTTAATGTATTTTAAATTATGTTTAAACTGGCTTAACAAATTTTAGGATAATTCCGATCAGAATTAGCAAAAAAGAGATGCCTCCAATCCATGCTAATATTTTTACAATTTTGGGTATGTACCGTTTCGGAATAATAATTGTGTCTTCTGTTTGCGTTCGAGTTTCTCGGTAATGGTTTATAATTTCTCGTTGCAATTCTATCAACTCTTTTAATTCGTCCGCTATACATTCCGCTGTTATTGTATTTCCAACACGTTTTATGGATAGTCTGGCATATTTTGATTTTTTGATAATTGCCTTTTCGGTCAATTTGTCTATCCGCATTTTTAATGCAATCGTATCCGCTTTCCGAACTACCAATAACGAATCTACTGTCTGTAGTTGTGTGCTTATCGAATCCTTTACTGTAGTTGTCGTTTTGCTTGTGGTCAATTTTGCAGTCTTGCAAGATGTCGATACTATAAGTATCAATAGTACTATAAATATTAATTTCTGTATATTCATGATTTATTGCTTGTGTTGTAAATGTTGCCATTAATAAAAAGGCAAACAAAATAAATAATTGTTTCATCTGTGTTTTGTGTTTTAGGTTAAATTTAATCGTCGATACTCTAATAATCTCTTTTTCGGATATGCGGATATTTTTACTTGATTGTTTTGATTTCCACCAAGTACATATATCCAATTTTTTGTTTCTCTAATAAAAAAAGCAACATGACCTTTCCAACTCTTTGGATTGTCACGCCAAAAAATTACAACATCACCTATTTGTGGTTTTTCGGTTTTCGTCCCTACTTCTTTCCAGCTACGTGCGTTGAGTTTATTTGTGTGTTCATATCCAGCAGTTATTGCAACCCAATTAACAAATGCACTACACCAAGCAGTTTCATCATGCAGACTTTTGCCATCAAACCCCATTACATCAAAGTATTTTATTACTTCAGGATTATCTTGCTTGCCTGCAATTTCTTTAACACCTTGCTGTGTTAGTGCAGTTTCTATAATTTTGTGGTTCATATTGCTTTTTTAAGTTTATGCAGCAGTTGCTTCAACTAAGTTGTAAACTCCTTTACCATCTTTTCGTGAGTGTGTACCTCCAAAACGAGTTAAGCAACTCATTAAATCACCGTAATGCTCTACTTTTCCTTTTTCTAAGAAAACAACATTGCTCCCTTTTGCACTTCTAACATAATTCTTATGCCAAAAAATAGCAGCAGCACAATCAGTATCTTGTCCAGCAACTCCATACTCTCTAATACTAGCAGCTGTGGATGTAAATCTTACTGTTTTACTACGCATATAAAATGTAATCCCTAAGAAAACTCCTAGTGACCCTTTTACAAGCGGTTTACCGTTATTAAAATCAGAGCTTTTAACTTCTTTAATTTCTAACATGTCCGCTAATTGTTGTGCCGTAATTAAGGCAAATCTACCTTCTTGTGGTATGTCATCATTATTCATTTGCTTTTGAATAGCCAATAAATCTTTTAACGTAAATGCTTTTCTGTTACCAGTTCCTATACTAGTTGGTCTAACATCTCCAGATGTTCTAATTACTTTTGTTGCACCTACTTTAGCCTTTGCCCAAGCAATTGCTATATAGTTAGCAAAAGCAGTATTTAAGGCTTCTGTATCGTTTGATAAAATTGATTGTCTTTTTGGATAATTTGCTAATAAGTCTTCAGAGTATTGCAACCAAGTTGGATCAGTTGTAAACTCATGAATACTATATTTGTGATGTATATCGGCTCTTTTTGTAGCTGTACCTTTTGTTTCTCTATCAATTACGACATTAGGCATCGTACCTGCATGTGGCAAAATAACTTCATCGCCTTTTACAAAAGGAGTATCATCTTTACTGTTTTTATAAAATGTATTATCTGGGTACAAATTGTCAATTAAATCTTTGGCAAATAACCTAGTAAGGTAATCTTTGCCCTGTGCTATTGGTTGTGGCATTTTTTATTTATTTTAAGTGTGTTTCTAATAATTTGTTAAACTCTTTTGGATTTTCTGCCTGTAGATTTTCAAGACTTTTAGGGTCATTCTTTTCATACCAAGCAAAATCTTTTACTGGGTTTTTATCTGACAAATCTTTAGATTGGTTTGGTAATTTTGTTATAAAATCAGCCAATTGATTATTACCTTCTGGTTCTTTTTCTGAAGCTGGCTTTTTGTCTAATAATTCTTCAAACTTTTCTTTGTTGGTTTTAAAATCAGCAGCAAAAGCAGACAATTGAATTTCTTTTAAACTTTCAGGAATAATTCCTTTTGTAATTGCCTTGTCAACTAATTTAATAGCTGCTTCTTTTTCAATTGATTTTAGTTTATCTGTAAAATCTGCTAATTCTAATTTTGATTTTTTAAGTTTTTCAACTTCTTCTAAAATTTCAGTTTCGGTTGCATCTGCGTTCAATTTTAACGCTACAGCAATTGTTTTAAATGACATATTTTCGTGATTTTCGTTTATATTTAATTTTAATAGTGGTAAGGTTTCATCTACAGATTTTAATTCGCCAAACGAGTTAGTAAGTTTTAATGCATTATTATTACCACCTCTATCTACAATGGATATTTCTATTAATTCTGATTTAGTTACAGTGGCTCTTGTTTGTCCAGATTGTAAAAATTTAGGAGCCGATGAATGCTCTAATGGGTCAACAGATATACTAGCCATTTTTAAATAACCACGTTCCACTTTTCCTTTAACTTCCATTGCAAAATCATCCTTTTCATCAAAAACAGCATCTGCATAAAGTTTTCCATCTTTTACAACAAGGTTTTCCCATTTTCCAATAACTAAAACTCGTGGTTTAGTCTCATTGTATTTAAACCGTTCATGCAAATAATACATCAAAGGGTTTTTCTTAAATTGCTTTGTGTCTATTCCATTACTTAAAATGCGATAACCATATCTGTTTACCGTTTCATCTGACACTAAAAATGTATTACTGTTTGGCATTATTTATTCCTATTTGTTGGTGCAAATTTGAACACAGTTTGCCTGTAAAAAAAATTCACTTTCAAGGCTTGTACTAAATAAACACAAGGCTTGTAGTAAAACAACACAAGGCTTGAAATTGCATTTTAATACAACCTACAATAACAACACCTTTGCATATATATGAATGACTTTGGATTAGATATTAATGGCGATTTAAGTATTGCAAATGGCGATTTTGTAATTGTTGATGCTACTAGGCAACACCAACAACATATCATAATTGCTAATAAAGGAGAATACAAACAAAATCCAGAAGTTGGTGTTGGAATTGTTGAAACTTTAAATTCAGAAAAACCAAAACAAGTACTAATTACCATTAAGCGAAATTTAGAGTATGATGGAATGCTTGTTAATGGCTTAAATTTTACTAATGATAAATTAAATGTAGATGCCGAATATTAAAAAGAAGAAAATAAATCGTGGTCGTCTAAGCAATCAAGAACGAGACCGAATTAAACAAGATGCACTGGCATTATATGTTCGTGGCTATTCATTACAATCTATATCTGCACTAGATAATATTTTAATTAGTGTTACCACTTTACGTAAATGGTCTAAACACGAAGATTGGGCTGAACAAAAAAGACTACAAAACATATCTCCGTCTGAGATTAAAGCAATGATTTTAAAAAATATTGCGGCTATTAAAAGTGGTAAAACAATGCCTTTTAGACCTGATGATATTAGCAAATTAGCAGCTGCTTGGGAAAAGATGGATGATGCCAGAAAACGTGCCGTTTATTCAATGGAAGCATTCGGAGGGTTTGCAGATTGGATGTTAGATAGAGCCACAAAAACCAAAGGAGAAAAAAGGAAAGCTTTTATTGATAATTTACAATTGTTTAGAAGTTTGCAAGATGAATACTTAAACACTCTCTTAGATTAATGACTTCTACCGAATTTAAAAGAGTACAAGAAAAGTACAGCAGGCAATCTAAATACATTCAAGACCTTACTTATGCATCTTTAATTAAAGAAACTGGTGAACAACAAGAAAACCGTATCAAAAGATTATTAAAACCTCAAAACTATAATGATTTTTTTGATTATTACTTTGGTATTAATTCTGGTTTACCATTAGCTGATGCACCATGTTCTGATTTTCATCAATCTAGTTATACTAAATTATTTAATGACCCATTTATTGTTCAATTAAGAAAATGGTATCGTGGGTCTGCTAAATCAATTCATACTAATGTTGGTAATGTTTTGCATTTAAAACAAAATGACGAATTGTTTTTTGGTCTAATTATAGGACAAAATGGCGACCATGCTAAAATATTACTTAGTGATTTGCAAATGCACTTTGAATATAATGAGCGAATTATTAAAGATTTTGGCAAGCAAGTAACTTATGGTAGTTGGTCAGATGGCGAATTTGAAACTACCGACCGTAGATATTTTAAAGCACTTGGTTTAAATCAACCTTTTAGAGGTTTACGATTCGGACAACATCGCCCAGACTTTGCAAGTGTAGATGATTGTGAAGATAGAAAAAGAGCTAAAAATGTAGAATTAACCAAAGAATATGGTGAAAAGATTACAGGCGATTTAGTAAAAGCATTTCATTTGAGAAGAGGCAGATTAGTTATGCCAAATAACTATATTGTTAAAAATGGTTTGTTAGATTTTGTAAAAGACAAATTTAAACATAGTGATCATTTTCATGACCAAGTAATTAACCTGTCTGATGATAAACTTAACCCAACTTGGCATCAACGTTTATCTAAACAAGATGTAATTGACATTAATAAAAAAACCGATTACTATACAAGTCAAAGGGAAGATTATAACAATCCTATTGAAGAGGGTAAATTATTTAAAAACAATTGGATAAAATGGGTAAAAATACATGGTAACCGTTCTAATTGGACTGGTGTTATTTGCCATTGGGATTTATCTTATAAAAAACAAGGCGATTATAAAGCCTGTGCAATACTTGGTTTTGGTTATGGTAAAATACATGTGTTAGATGTTTTTTGTAGAAAATGCGATTTATCTGAAGCCGTAACTTGGCATTTTGATAAAATGATGGAATATAATGAAAAAGGTATTCCTGTAAGTCAATATTTTGATGCCACAGCAGCACAAGAAGAAGTTTTCTTGCCTGTATTTAAAGCAGAAAGTTATAGACGCAACTATTTTAGTTTCCCTATGCCTGCACATGTAAGTACAGATAAACACATGCGTA